CTGCGCACTGGTAACAACGTTACCGCTGATTTGACTGTGTATATCTCTCGTGAAATCGAAGAGAACTTTCAGCGCTACTTTAGCTCAGAAGATTTGGCGTTCGGTACTTTACTTGAAAACTTCAAGCGTATCGCTGGTATCAAAGACATCAAGACTGATGCTAAGTTAAGCGGCAACGAAATGGTTATCTTGGCTCTTGAGTCTCGATTCATTCAACCACTAGTTGGAATGGCGGCTTCTACTGTGCCAATCGTCCGTAGCCAGCCTTTTGACAACTACAACTTCCTTGTGTGGACTGCTGTAGGTTTGCAAATCCGCGCCGATGCTGAAGGTCGTTCGGGCGTACTGTACGCAAGAGAAGCTTAATATGGATAAGTTCCTAGTTGAAAGATTAGGCGCTGGCAAATATGAGGTAGGCTCAGTTGTTGAGCTTACCGATTCTGAGGCTAAGTTTTACAGTAAAAAAGTAAAGCTTATTCCAGAAGAAAAGCCAAAGGCGAAGCTAGAAGTGGCAACACCGAAAGCTAAACCAAAGCCAAAAGCAAAACAAGAAAAAGCCCCGTTATAGGGGCTTTGTTTTTGCCCTATCTATAGCGGCCATCACCACCACTGACGGCAATTCCCATCCAAGTGATGCGCAGTACGCATCAGCCATAAATGCAAACGGAAAAAACTCACTGCATTGCGTTTCTAGGTCGTCGCATATATCAACCGCTATATCATAATCAATCACTATGTTTCATTCTTAATACAAGCCATTAACCATCTGTCTGAAAAGACGGATACCATTTCCCGCTTGTTTTCATCAATTGAAAACTTGGGGAAGTCGTAAGCATCAATAACTATATTTCTCACAGCGTCATTATCTTTGACGAGGTTTAGCATATCAATCATCTTTACGCCGTCCTGCCTTTTTTCCATTATCGTTTCTGATATATCAGTGATGCTTTTGCAAAACTCACTCACTTGGGCCGTTGCTGGCATAGATGATAATAATGCTATTACTAGTATTGCTTTCTTCATTTTGTTTTTCCTTATGCGACCTAAGTCGCTGTTGTTTAATTTCGTATAACACTAACACACTAATTTTGCCATAGTGGTATGACCAGTGTTAAACTGTATGCATTATCTTATTTGGTGCGTACATGACTGTTAAAACTTTTATTCAAGGGCTTGTGACCGATGTGCTATCTGATTCGGTTAGCGGCGATCACTACGGCGCACAAATACTTGATGTTGTATTCTATTCAGACGAATACGAAACAGAAGTGGCGCCTAGTGGCGGGTCTTATCTAACTCAATGGTCATCAAATGGCACTAGCTTTATCAGTTTCGAGGGTGCGAACTTCCCTGTAGATGTGTCTGCACCAGTGGAAGATTGGCAAGCTGGCGGCTATGTTGATGCGATCAGGGCGATACCGATATCAATAACTGGCGCAACACATTGGCGTGTCTATTATCGTGCGCACAGGTTTGGAATGCCGAATATACCAGCTAGGGCGCTGGCCTCAAACGATTACTTTAGCGCTGTGAGTACCGTCCAAGTTAGCGGGTTCGAGTTTTCAGTATTGCAAGGCAATGCGCTGTCAACGAGTCAGGAGCTAATAATTCCCGCTGGCTCAGTGGTATCCATTCGGGTTGCCAAGAATGTAAACGGGGTGTTTACGTTTGCAGCTGCCAAGGGTGTATTTGTTGCGCTCAATAATGGGGACGTGTCTGGCAATCTAATAGCACTAAATAGCGGTTACAGGCTAAACTACCTGGAAGAATCGCAATTACAGGCATCTTTTGAGTACTACGACGGGCCAGCGACTGGTGCAAGGGTGGTCGCAGATTGGGAAAATGTTGGCCCGCCGTTCATAACAAACGGCAACGGCGTAATAGAGTTGATAAATAATAGCGACAGTGAAGTGACTACATTTTTTAGCACGGGGATTTCTGCGCTATCAGCACCGATACCGCAAACGATACTTACACCAGATACGCAACTAGAAACTAACACAGAAATGGGTGATTTTAATGGCTGACCAAATAACAATACCGCAAAGCGGGTTATGGGGAACAATAGCAACCGCGTTAAACTCGATGTTCGACGTTATATTTGGCCGTACAGGATGGGGGTATTATGTAGATGATCAATATACATCTTCATCGCCGTTTACGGTGGCAGGTGACACAGACACCATCATGCCTAATAACAAGGCAAGCGTGATCGAGTCGCAAAAGCCCACGGATGTAACGACGTTTTACGACGGTACGTCAATCCTCGGTAGAAATGGCGATGGTATCGGGATCAGTATTGATTTTACCATTGTTCCCACAAACGTAAATACAACACTTGTCGAGGTATGGGTCGATATTACTGGCGGGACTGGAACGCCGGAAAATCTAGCTAACCTATACAGAAGAATATTGACATTCCCAAAGGGAACGGGAACGCCGCGAAAGGTTAGCTTTAGCCATATCGGGTACACTCTCGGTACATGGGAAGCTAATGGTGGCGTAGTAAAGATAAGAGCAAATGGATCGGCTGAAATATACGACGTAGCTTATATAATCACACGCACTCATAAGGCTAGATAGCATGGCTTACATATTAACAATAGAAGAAGTAAAAAGCGTTTATATGGGCGCAGCAAGTGACGCGGCAATTCAATCCGTTATTGATTTTGTTGCGCTTGCTGATGATTGCCTTGATTCAAACTCAATACCTGACGCAGCACAAAAGCTATTGAAAACATACGCCGTTGCTCACATGCTGACAGTGCAGGACGGTGGCGGCGTCAGGAGTGAATCAGATATGGACGGCGAGTCCGTAACGTTTGCCAATGCGTTTAATAAGGCTGGACTAGGCATGAGTCAATACGGCGCTTTAATCGGCGGCATGAATGGATATAGCTGCATTGCTGCGATCATGGATAAGCCGCGCCGTAGCTTTAACGTGGTAAATTACTAATGAGCGTGTACGCGCGTAGAAAGCGCATGACTGACATTTGTACTTATTGGGTGCTAACTAGTCAGACTCAGTACGGCGCAACGTGGGGAAGCCCTGCGATAGTTACTTGCAACTATCGCAACGGTGACTCAGTAGCCAGAAATGACGAGGGCGCAGACTTTTCGCCTTCTGCTATTTTTAGGTTTAGCGGTGATCCTGGTATCAAAAAAGGCGATAGAATTGTGCGCGGTGCGTGCACTGACACAGAACCAACAAGCGACGCTGAAACAGTGCGCAAGGTAGAAACTAAAACGGCATTGCGCGGGTTAGCCGCGTATGACGTGTTTACGGGGTAATCCATGCCATTCAAAAGCGGTAAGTCGTTTGATGACGTCAACAAGAAGATTGTAAACTTTACTGATGACGTTTTACCTAAGCGCGTGATGGGCGAGCTTTACGATTTAGCTGCAGCGTTTGGTAACTATACTGATTTTTTAGTGCCTATTGATACTAAAAATCTAATAAATAGCAGAAACCAGACGGTGACGCAAACAGGCGATTTATTCAAGGCAACGATAGGGTACTATTCAGCATACGCTGGCATATTGCACAGTCCATCACCAGGCGGCAAGATGGACGGATGGAAACCCAAACCAGTGCCAAGCCAGGGCAAGAAAACGGGCGGATTTAATGCTGACGCAAAGCAAGACTGGTTCAACGTTACATGGGCGCAATATGGCAATCAGTTGCTATCAGAATTCGCAGAGGGTATCACAAGGTGAGAATTTCAGATTTAGTTAGGCAGTTTATTGTTGATAATGTTGCGACTGGATACAGTCAAGCGGCTATGTGGCAAGATGACCAATTCCCATTCAATAACGCTAGCGATAAAATCATACTGACTAAGCAAGACGGGCGAGCGGTTGACGCTATGATCCGCGAACACTCAGTTGACGTTTTAATGTTTAGCGTCCAAAACTCAGACGGCGCAGACCTTGACGCGCTTTATGATGACGCAGAGGCGGCGCTTGCGTATGTGAAAGATAACTTTATAGTTAATGACGATCTAAAATTCACGATCACGCAAGACCTATCAGGCCCATATCAGACAGGCCAAAACCGATACTTTTATAGGTTCACACTGAAAACTTACTCTGAATAGCGCCTAGCTTGCCTAAACTGGTCTGACCAGATACAATACAAGTATTAATCAACCGGAGATTCAAAATGTCAGTAGGCGTAGGCTTTTTAGGCCGTCAAATAGATTTTACACTTGGGGGCGCTACGCTCGCGGGTATCGTAAGTAAATCACTATCAATCAATAACAGCGCCGTCGATACAAGCGACGACGATTCTAATGGCTGGGCCGAGTCACTAGCAACACCAGGGCGCAAAGAGATCACTATCGGTCTATCGCTGAAAGCTAAAAACCTTAGCTTAATCCAATCTGCTATTGATAACGCAAGCCAGATTTATGCAAGTCTTTTAACTTTCCCAGACGGTACAAATACACCTTCAACACTAGCGGGTGACGTTTTTATGACTACCGTCAGTTTGTCAGGTGAGCATGAAGACCTGACCACCATTGATGTTGAGCTAATGTACTCAGGCGAACCAACATTTACGGCGGCGACTTAATTTATGTTTGACGATAGCATCAGCCTAAAATGGCAGGGCGATAAATACGAATGCCCTGTCACTATGTCATTAATTAAACGTCTTGAAAGATCGGGCGTTAATATACTTGAAACAGCTATCGAGTTGGATAAGGGCGGCATTCCAAAGATATCACTTGTATCTGAGTTGTACGCAGCTTTACTTCAAGAGGGCGGGTGTGATGTGTCAGAGGAAGACGTTTATACGTCGATTATGGCTGATCCTGCTAGTTCTGGCGATCTGGTATTGTCTGCTAAAGTTGCTGTTAATATGTTTTTCCCAAAGATTGAAGCGCCGGAAAGAACGAGCAAGAAAGTAAAAAAGAGTTAAGCGCCTATCCTTGGCGCGATCTCTATAAAACTTGTGTAGCGCTAGAATTATCGCCTTCTGACTTTTGGACTATGAGTCCTGACGAAGTTGGCGAGTATGTAAATTCCAAGCGACCTATGCAGCACTACGGACGCATGAGCGAAGACCAAGCAAAAACAATAACGGACCGGATCAATGCTAACCCTGACAAATACATATAAGCGAGTAAATTATGGTCGATAAGGTTGGCGGCGTAGAGTTTGATATTGATATAGACACTACTGGCGCGGTTACGGCTGGATCTAAAATAATCCAAAATAACGAAAAAATTGAAGATTCATTTCAAGATATAGATCTAGCCGCTAAAAAATCATCAGACACCATAGTCAAAGGGTCAAAAAAAGCTGGCAAAGCAATCGGCGGAATGGGTCGCAATGTCGGTATGGCTGGCGTACAAATAGGCCAATTCGCTGGACAGATACAAGGCGGTCAATCTGCGTTGCTAGCATTCTCTCAACAGGGCGCTGATATCGGTATGTTATTCGGCCCCGCTGGTATGATTGCGGGTGGTATTATTGCGGTTGGCGCTGCGCTCGCTGGTACACTAATGCCCGGGCTAATGGATTCAACCGACGCAACCGAAAAGCTATCCGATAAATTAACAGAGCTTAGAAAAACAAACAGACTTAGCGCTGAACAGGTCGCGTTTCTAAATCAAGTTGAAGAAGACGCAAGGAAAACAGCTAAAGAAAAAATAAAAGACTTATCAAAGACTATAAAAGAAAAAGAATTATCCATTATCAAAGATAAGGAGCTGATCGAAACAGGGCATCAGCTACTTAAATTGAGAAAGGGCGAGTCTGTTTCAGGAAAGAAATCAGCGGCAGCGGCAAGAATAAAAGAGGAAGAAAAAGCTCTAATCCAATTAAGAGCAGCAAGATCTACTCTAAATCAAGATATACAGGCTAGCGAAGATCCATCCAAGGCCATAATGGATGAATCAAACGCTAGAATATCAGCGTTAAAAACCGCGTCAGAAATTGAAAATAAATTAATAAGAGAGAAAAACGAAGAAGGTTACAGAATTCGCCTTGATGGAATGTCAATGGCCGAATCAGCTCAGACATCAGCGTGGGAAAAAGAAAAGATAAGGCTTAAAGCATCATCAGACGCAAGAATAGCGATGATGAAAAGCGAGGCGCAAAAGGCGCAAGAAAACAAAATATTATCAGAAGAGCAAAAATCGCAAATAGCAAAAGATTATGGAATGTTAGAGTTGGACCAGAAAAACCAGCTCAACGAAAAGCTTACGCAAGCCGAAGAAGCTCACTCAGCCAAGATGATCAAAATAAAAGAGATGGAAGAAAGGGCTAAGCGACAAGCTGTAGCGGGCGCATTTGGCGATCTATCTCAATTAATGAACACAGAAAGCCGCAAGCTATTTGAAATAGGCAAAGCGGCGGCTTTGGCAAGCGCAGTTATAACTGGGTATGACGCAGCGGTTACGAACTACGCGAAAGGCTCAAAAATTGGCGGGCCTCCAGTAGGTGCGGCATTTGCGGCGGCATCACTGGCGGCAACATTCGCACAAGTCCGAGCGATTCAATCAACTAGCTTTGGCGGCTCAGGTAGCGGCCAATCAATACAGGGCGGTCAGGTTAGTAATAACGTTAACGGCGGCGGTGTAGGCCCACAACAAAACAACCAAGATATATCAATTAGCGTAACGGGTGGCGATGATGCTGGCCGTTCAATACTAGCACTTGTAAACATGCAGCTTGCCAATGGCGGCAAGATAGGCGGAGGTTAGAAACATGGCTTTACCAACACCACAACCAGCGGGGACAATCCCAGCACCAAGCGCAAAAACAAGCGAAACAGGCGGCATTGTAGCTGCACCATCAAGTAAAACGGCGCAGAATCAGCCGCCAGTACCAGCGCCAGGGGAATAATTATGGCAGTCTTGCCGACTGATTTTAGCGTATCAAGCACTAGAACCAGCCCAACACCTAACCCAAATACATCGGTATCAATTCCGGTGATCAAGGGCGCAGAAGGTGCGGCGATCGTCGATAAGCCAGTAGCCAAGATCACACAAATCGCGGCAACTCTTAACGTGCCGTTAGTGTTCACGGGTCAAGACTTCGCCGATATAGTTGCGCCTAGCGCTAAGGCGTCGATTGCTGATGGTGGAATTGATACGCCTGTATTAGTTGATGATCAAACACAACCTAATATTAATAACCCTGTCATTGTTAGCGACGAAGATCAACCCAATATAGATAACCCGTCTTTGGTTAATGATCAGGATAATG